TAAGCTATCCGATACACCGAATACGCAGCAGTGCCGGTTTTGCGGAACAGGAACTGAGCCGCACCACCCACGCCAGCCGCACTGCCGGTGATAGCAACCAAAAGGTTACCAACCGAAGTGATGCCGGTGCCGACCACAAACGTCAGAATCCCGGACGAAGTGCCAAGGTTAACCACGTTCAACAGAAAACAACTATTGGTTTTCATGTTGGTCATTACAGCGTCAATCTGTGCCGCCGTAGGCATCGTGTAGGACGCCGCCGAGGTGGACGGATCGCACACCAAAAGACCGCCGGTGAGCTGGGCAACGGTCAGCGTTGCGGTTGCAGTCGCCGTTTGCGGTGCTGCTTGGGTTTCCATTACCAGCTCGTTAATATTGCCATCAGTATACTGATAGCCGCCACCAACTGAAGGAAGTGCCATGATTGTTTCTCCTAAAAATTAAGATGCCCCCGCGCTAAGCGGGAGCGGTTGTTGCGTTAACCCCAGAGGCGGCAGGCCATCGGCGGGCGGATAACCGAGTAGCCATACAGCACATCGACACGGCAAGGCATACGGTCGTTGTTGATATCGTACTGACGCACGATACGCATCGAGATACCGTTATGCACTTGGCGTGAAGCCATGTCCACACCCTGCGGCAGCAGCAAGTCAGCCGTAGCCAGCGTGATGGCGTTCTTGTGGTAGATAAGATTCTGCGGGTAAACCGTAGAAGCCGAACCCAAGAACGTCAACGCAGCGGAAGCCACCGGAAACGCATCAACCGTAGCCAAAGCATTGGTCGCGGTATACATCGGCGGCTGGAACGCAATCGTCGCCGAGGTGCTGGTTAAGGTCTGGTCAGCGGTCACAACAAATTGCTGCAAGCTGCCGGTTGATTGGCGGGTTTGCGGGTTGACGCTGTAAACGCTGGCGATGGTAAACACGTCGCCTTGCTTCAGGCTCTTGGTGCCGGCGGTGTAAGTAATGTCCAGCGTGGTCGCACCTTGCGTCGAAGGAACCGACGACGCGCAGATCGGCAGCAGCGGGAAGTTACCCGTGGTGTGGTTTACAATCGACTGGCTCATGTTGACTTCATCAAAGCCCAACACGTTCTCGCTCATCATGCCAGATTTAAACTGGCTGGAGATTGCGCCGGTCGGGTTGAAAAAGCCTTTCATGCCGTCAACCAACGAAGCGTTCGCCGCGGGGTTCACAGTCGTGTAGCGCGGGGTAAGCGGGGTCGCATATTCGTTCAGCTTTTGACCGCCTTGCAACAGCACCAGCGAAGTCGCCGGCGTGGTGCCCGGAGTGCCAACCGAGGAATAAATCGACTTGTAGGCGTTAGCCACGTCGTTGTCCACCGAAGCGGCCAATTGGCTAATACGCGGTTTCAGCACACGTTCCGCGAAATCGTCCAACTGCATGGTCAGCTCGGCAGAGGTAAAGTTAATGCCGATGTGCTTTTGGGTCGAAACCGTCAGCGTGGTGTACTGCTCGTTGTCGTCCTGAACTTGCAGGGCGGCACCGTCGGTCACCAGAGCGCGATCCGGCAGACGAATCCGCAGGGTCGAACCAATCTTTGCACCTTCGACGGCAAAGCTGTCGTCGTATTCTTTGTTGACGTTGCGGGAGATTACCAGGCTGTTCTCGAGAATTTCGAGAGACTTCCGGGTAATCATGTCAATGGTGAGTAGGCTGTTAGCCATGAATGAAACTCCTTAAAGGTATTAACGGATTCTCTTGGCCTCCAGCTTTTTCATCTGCCGCAACCGTTCAGCTTCAATCCATTGACTTGTGCTCATTGCCTTTATTGAGCGCGGGTCGGTGGTATCAAAATTGGTTGATCCCCCGTTTCGGGGTGTGACAGGTGAAATCGGCGCTGGTGCTTTCGAGGTTTGTTTAGTAATCGGTTCAGAAGCTACTTTAGCTTCCAAACGTCCTATTTCTTTTGCTTGCAAAAACGGTGCTAGTCGGGCAATGCGGTCAGCTTCTTTCGGATTCGTGCCGAGATAATACGCAATATCAGGGCCGTTATCCGATGCCTGAATTGTCTGCGCCATCACGTCCGTAATTGGCAGTTTAGGGTTATACGCGACCTGTTCAAAGTCCTCGTATTTATCCCGCGCCGCTTCTTCTTTGTCGTGATAGTTGCCGAGCAATTCCTGCTGCTGTTTCGCAAACTCTTGTTGCTGAACAATCTGCTGCGCCTTGGAAGTCGTCAATGCTTCAACGTATTCGTCGGTCGTCGTAAACTGCTCTGGCTTCAACTGCTCTACAGGAACGGGCTTTGGTGCTTCGGCCTGTTTCTGTTCGCGTTCCCACTTGCGCTGTTCTCTTGCAAGCCGTTTGCCGATGGCCGCATCCAGTTCCTCTTGGGTAAATACCTTCGGAGTTTCCTTCTGCTCACCTTCGGGTGCTTCTACTGCTTCCGGCGCGTTTACTACGGGTTCAGGCGCAGCCGTTGCGACCTGTTCCGGCGCGGGCACTTCCGCTATTACTTCAGGTGCTTCACTCATTGTCGATTCCTCGGAATCCCTGGCGTACCGCGCCAGTGCGGTTTAATCTATGCGGTCAGGGCAGCGACCTTATCTTGGAAAGCTGTTACCCGAGCGTCTAATGCTTTTTTCGCCGCGCTCAAGGTGGCGGCAGCAGCGTCCAGTTCTGTTTCGCGTTCCGTTACCGCTAGCTCTCGAACTTGCAAAGACTGATCCCTTGCAGCTTGGTCTTTAGCGGTTTTTTCGCTGTCGGTATTGAACGCGTTTTCGCGGGCGCTCAAGTCTTTTTCCCGAGCGTCAAGTGCCTTTTTTGCAGCTTTGGCCGCGTCAAGCGCCGTCTGCGCGTCGGCCAGCATCGCCGCCGCTTCAGTTTTGGCGGTTTCAAGCGCAGCGGCAGCCTGCTCTTTTAGCTTGTTGGCGTCCTCGACGGCGCTCATCGCGCCTTGGCGTTGAGCCAGCTCGTCACGCAAAACCGCCATTGCCGCCAAATCTTTGGGCAACTGCTTGGTGAAATAGTCAACGTAATTGACCGCTGCCGTATCATTGGAAACATTTGGCATGGTAGCTTCCCTAAGCGTAATAAGTGATGTTGATTTTGGCGCTGGCAGTCTGTTCGATAAACTGAATCTTTGTCAGGTCGCCATCATACTGCAAAGTCACACCAACGGCCAAAGGCATCCCAACCGATGCGGTCGGTGCAGTGCCATCATCACGCCAGCGAACCGCTTGGCTTTCTGGGGTGATAATCGCAATAGCCGGCTTGCACCGTAGACCTTGAACGTCAATCACGGGCACCGTCAATCCGGTAGCCGCGCTCAACGAAGTGATCTGTTGGTAACCGAGTCGAGTTGTGACGCCTTTAAGCGTTAATGCCATTTTGATATTCCTTTAATGTGCCGGAATTACGCCGGAATCTCAGCCCAAATGATCGAACCGTCAAACGAACCCGCAGTCGTAGCGACAGAGTTAGCCCAGGCCAAATAGCACCCCGGTGCAACCACAATCGCGCCACGGATATCGTCCGACAAGACTTGCACGTTGGTCACGGCGGTGGCAGCAGTCAGGCCAATCGACACGCTTGGCATCGTCAGCGTGGACGCCAGCGCCGCGGTGTTTGCGGTGTTGACCATTGCGTAAGCCGACGCGCCGGTAGAGGCTTGCGAGTACATGTTACGCGCTTGGGTCTGGGTGCCGGTTACCGCAACACCGCCTTGGTTGACCTGCCAGAAGTTCCAGTCCGTTGCAACGGCGGCGGTGCCGGTGGTGCGGATTGCAAGTTTTGCCATCAACAGCACCAGATCAACGCCAGACGTTGCCGGGTTGTAGATGCCGATTGCGGGAGTACCTGCCGCAGCACCAACAAAGGCGGCGGGTGTAATCGCGGCAAAAGACACCGAATACACGCGGCCCGATTTCAGCAGCGAGTAATAAACGGGCGCAAGCTCGGAGATAAATGATTCGCCAAAAGTGCCTGCGGGATTGTTGGGTGTGCCAGCGGTTTGACGCGCTGACGGGAGAGAACCTGCTTGACTTTGGATAATCATTTCAAAACCCCTAAATAAATGAATAGTTAACGACTGCCGCCGTTGTTAATGCCGTTGAATCAAGTAGCGGTTGCCCACCTGTTACCGCAAAACAGATACCTGTTGAAAAATACAAGCCGACATCGTTGATACTAAGGTTAAACGCGCCGCCGGCAGTTCCACCCGGAACCAAAAAATTCTGGATCGGCGAAGTTGTCCCAAGTGTTACGGCGGTAGCATTATATATTTTTAGGTATACGGCGGTAGTTTGTGCGTTACCTACGGACATTGAATAGAGCTTACCGGCTGAAGCCTTCACCACCGTCGCCGCAACAGTCAACGGTGCAACTAACGTGCCAAGCGTCATGCCGTTTGTTGCAGCCGTTGTGCCAAGCGTTAATGTGCCTGCTTGCGAAGCATTAGCAGTGCCGCCAATATTGGTAATGTTTATGCCTAGCGCACCTAATTGATGGTAACTTGCAAACGGTGTTTGCCTTAAATAAACAATAAGAGATGTTTGCGTTGCCGCAGAAAACCGCATATAGCGGCAGGCAATAGGGTAGGTATAGATGGCCTGCGCCGTAGCCGCCGTCGCAGAGGTAAAAGTGCCGTTGATCGCGCTATTGATGATTCCAAACGCGGCGGTAAAGTTCACGCCGTCATTTGATTGCGTCACCGTTACCGCTACCGCAGCGGTTTGCTGAAAAGCAACGGATTGATAGCCGGTTGTGTCAATCGTTTGCGGTGAGTTGACACCCAAAAACAAAACCATATTGGCGGGGGCATCTGACGGTATTGCAGCGCCGCGCACATCCCGCAACGGGGGGAATTGTTCTTTGACGTTAACTTGTAGGCCAGTGCCGTCAGTCATTGCCTGCTCAAGCAAATTGACGCCAGCAAAGTCACCTGACGGATCGCCGGTAATTGCTACAAATTGAGGCGATTCGGACGTTTTTGCGGATACCGTAGCCAAGTCGATAACAGGCAACGGAGTTGCAGAATCTACTTGGTCTAAAAAGCCCCCGTTGCTAAAGCCAATTAACGTGCTGGACGTTGGCGCAACGGCTAAATTAGTGCCAACAGACGGATTGGTTGCGCTAACGGTTCCGGTAACTGATACGGTATTTGGCGCAGCAACAATGGTGCCAGTGGGCGTATATATTGCGTTGGTATTTAGATTGAAATAAGTAATCGCGGTGCCGTTGTCGCGCCCAACAAACAACGCGCCGGTGTTGTCGGTCAGCAGAACATCGGACAGTAAACTACCGCCACCGCCACCACCGCCAGAGGTTGGCAACGGGTTGGCGCTAGTGACGGCAACCGGGTTGCCGCTAACGTCAGTGTACTGAACCGGTGCTGTAGCGCCGCTGATAAGCATAGTTAGGCCAAGAACCGCAATTTGTAGAGCGTGGTCAGATACAACTCAACAATGTTGTCGATGAGCTGCTGCAACGAGGTGTCCGATTTGTCCACAACGTCATACCGGCAGGCTTCAATCTCTTTCAATTGATCTTCCAAAAACTCAATAATGTTGGCCGTTTTCTTAGCCGACATGAGCGAGATCGGGCCGATCAGACCATGCCGACCTTGATACGCTTCCGCAAACGCGTCAGCAAGGTCAATGATGCTGTCGTAAAAGGTGTTCAGGGCCATGTGCTTGGAAAAGCTGCGGGTATTCAAGTGGACGCTGTGCGCCACATCCCGAGCCAAGAACAATATGCCTACAAAATCACATGCTTTGGTCACTGTGGAACTCCCATCGGTGGCATTTGTGGCGGCATACCTTGTGGCGGCATCATCTGTTCCATGCCCTCTTGCGGCATCTCGGGCATACCCGGCATGTCTTGGTCACGTCCTGGCATCTCGCTCACCAGATCGCCCGAGGTAATCATGCCGTGAACGGTTCCCATCACAATATCTTGAATCTGCTCGGGCGACATGCCGGCCTGCACCGCGCTGATGCGTTTGGTTTCGGCGTCGTAGGCTTTTACATCTGCCTCAAACTCTTTGACCTTCAGCGTCTGCGCTTCCATCGACTGGCTGACATTTTGCAGCATCTGGTGCATCTGTTGCATTTCCTGCCCCATCGCCTGCATCTGCTGTTGGGCTTGAGCCAATTCTGGCGAGGCTTCAGAATCATCCATCAACTTAGGATCGATGGTTTTGGCAAAGCGTTTGCTCATCTCCTGAGCACCAGGCCAATCCATGTTCTTGATAAACAGATCCCCAGCCACAGCCCACAGGTTTGGATTGCCTTGCAAGAGCCGCGACATGGCATCCAAAGATTCCTGCCGTTTGGTCATGTAGCTTGGGCCGGTCGTCACCGCCACGTCGTATTTGCCGACATTGGGGTTGTAAATTTTCTTGATGGTGGCGCCGGTCTGCTGGTCGACGATCTTACGCACTGGCTCTGGTTGCGTCGGATCAATCATCGCCTGATCGGTTTCGCCATCAATGCCGATAATCCGCGCAATCCGTTGCGTGTCGTAGATCTTCGGGATCATGTCCACGAGCTGCCGCGTCATGTGACGAATGGCTCGGGCAAGGTTGTCGATAAAATGGTAGGTGCCGGTGTCGCCCTGTTTCTCTCGAGCTAGGATAGCGCGGCCAGAGACTTCGTTGCTCTGCGATCCGAGGCTGGCATCGTATTGCCCGGTTGTGCCTTTAATGTCATCCGCGGCACCCATTTTAGCCTGCAACAAACCATTCTGCGCCAGCGGCGGCGGTGCGCGTTGCGGCAACGGAAGAACGCTACCATTGCCATCAGTCACGTCAGGATTGACTTCCAGATACGGCCAGTTGTTGATATTGGCCGTTTTCCACTGCTGCTCGTAGCCTTCAAACTGACCGCCGTAGCCAATAAACGGCGCTTTCGGGGCCAAAGCCAGCATTTCAGCCTCTTGGCTCACCCAGTAGTTATACATGCGCTGCGCGTCTTTGGCGTTCCGCACCAATCCGCTGACATACATGCGGCCGTCAATCTCAAATTCGTTGCCAATGACGCGGATAACGGGGATATATTTACCCGCCCAATCGCGTTCTTCTAGCACCTCAAAACCGTTGGTTTTGCACCATTTGACGGTTTTAACGTCCACTTCACGGGTTTTTGTTGCGGTCAAACCCATCATTTCAATCTGTTTGGCCTCGGGTGATCCCGCCATTGCGGTCATTCCACCCGGGTATTGATTGAGTTTCTTCGACTCGTGCTTGATGTAAAAATACTCGGCAATCCGCACCGTGTCCTGGTTAATCCATGCGTTTAATTGCCCGTCGCCGACGCCGTATTGCAGGCTGGAGAGCGGTGCCGCGTCGGGGAACTGCCGTTCGTATTCTTCTTTGGTGATTTCTTGATTGATAAAGCACCATTCGGCGTCCGAACCGCAGGGATCTTGGATCGTCGGGTCCATGTAGACGCTAAATGAATCCCGAATGCGCCCAATCCGCAGATCCTGCTCAAAGCTGTTGTCGTCGCAGTATTCGGTCAGGATGCGGAAGTAACCCTCACCAAAGGTGACCTGGTTGTCGCACGCGGTGTCGTAGGCCACGTCCGCGTCCGAGATATACTCGATGTGCCGCACGATGCCGTTAAATATCTCGGCCACTTCCACGTCGGCTTTGTCGTCGGCGGGGATAACCTTGCCACTGGGCCTGTTCTGGCGCTGATCGTTGGTGACTTGCAGGACATGTTGCGGCAGCTTGTTGATGGTCAGGCAAGGTCTGGCGTTGATTGTTTGGCCTTGCACCGAGCCGCGGGTCGCCAGCACGTCAGCCGGCCATTGCCACTGATTATCAGGGCTGGCGGCACGAAAGCGCAGGTCGTCCAGCTCATCCTCACGGGAATCCGAATATGCGGCGATTGCCATCGTCAGGCGCGTCCGCATGGTCGCCAGCATGTCGCCGTTGTCACGGTCGGGCTTAGTGCCGCCTGACGCTACGGCGCCCGCTTCGTTAATCCCCGTATCTTGATAGGCCACTACTTGCCTTTCTTTTTGCCCGCAGCTTCGCGTTTGACCGAATAGGCAATAGCAACCGCCTGCTTGACCGGTTTGTTTGCAGCAACCTCGGCCTTGATGTTCTTGCGGAAGGCGGCTTTGCTTGGTGATTTGACGAGCGGCATATTAGCTTGCCGTGGTCACAGCAACCCAAGTGGTCGAACCGTCCGAGTTAACATACAGCCGGGTGCTGCTGCTTGAACCGTCCGAGCGCAGGTAGAGCGAACCCTTGGCCGCAGCGATCGTTGGTGCGCCGGAACCCAAAAACACGCCAAAGCTGGCGGTTGAGGTTGCCAACAGCGCAGCCGAGCCGCCCGCAGTGATTGCGGTGCCGCTAATCGCCGTGACGGTGCCGGTGCCGGAAACGGTCGTGCCGGTAACCGCGCCCGTTGACGTTACGGACGTAAACGAACCCGCCGCTTTGGTGGTGCCGCCAATGACGGTGTTGTCGATTGTACCGCCGTTGATGACCTGATCGGTGTATGCAATACCGATTGAATTTTGATTTGGCATTTTAAGAACCCATCCATGAGTTGACTACGAAGATTAAGCGCCCATCCAACTGGTTGCGCCCAAGTTTACATTTTGGTGCGGCATCACATGCTTGCGTTGCGCTTTGGCATCGGTCTTAATAATGCCAGGGAATAGCTTGGTCATTGCCCAAACAAAAGCATCAGCCCGGTTGGGTGAGCGTTCGCCCATGTAACCGTTGGTCGTCATTGAGCAAAGCTCGTCCTCCAGCTCGGGGAACGTGCCTCCGAACCGGATCTTGCCCTGTTCTGTCAGTGCGGAAACGGGTTCTGCTCGCACAGCTTTGCCTCTCGATGCGTTAATTAACTCGCATTTTAGGTGTGGATTGGCACTTTTTATCACATGCCGGACCATTTCACCACCATAATTTTTCTCAGCCACCACCAAATCCGCGGCGTGCCGATCGTAAGCAGTCGCCACGACATTAGCCCAAACGCTCGGACCGGCCTTCATCGTGCAGTCCTCGAGCACGTAAGCTCGGCCGTCAATGCCCAGGCCAGCCACCACAATACCAATTTCGTCATTTCCTGCGTTATCAGTGTCGCCGCTGCCGGAAGGATCAACAGACACAACCACCCGCAGCATGTCCGGCAGATTGGTTGTTTCCCTGTATGTGTCGATCATCTCAATGTTCCACAGAGCGCCCGCGGCCACGTCTGCGAACTTGCCCTCAAGAAACCGTTGCCGCATCCTGGCTGGCAAGTTCTCCAGTTCCTTAATGTAGTCAGGCGGCAAGTTCTCCAAATTGTCGCGGGGGTTGATGGTCATCATGCTGAAGTTGACCAGATCGGCCAATGCTTTGCCCGATTCTGGCTCAATCTTCTTGACAAACATTTTATACGTCCAGTGCGCCATGCTCGGAGGATTGCAGTCGTAGAACGCCTTCAGGCGCATCTGCCGCTGTTGGCCGCCTATCGTTGCGGTGCAGTTCTGTGCGAGTCGTGTAACCGCCATGTTGCGAGCAGAGAGGGGTATCTGTGAGCATTCGTTGAAGAATATCGTGGCGTATTCCTGACCCAAAATCTTTTCTGTCCGGTCCTTGTCGTCCAGCCCGCCAAACCAGATTTGGGAGCCGTTCGGCAAGGTCGCATACCAATCGGTCTTGTCCAGGGTGTAGGTGAGCTGCGGAAAGCACAGGCTCATAACCTTGGGAAAGGTGTCCAAGATGACTGAGGATTTAACGTGATTAAACCGAAACCGCAGGACAACGTGCCGAGACTTTGGTGCCAAAGTCGCCCGGATGATGAGTGCTCGGAGTGCCACAAACGTCTTTCCCGACCTACTTCCACCGACCAGCATGACGTGTTTGGCGTCGCCGGTCATCAGCCCAGTTGCTCTGCTTTGGGCTGCTGTAGGACTAAACAAGGTCGGCGTCCTGGTTGCTGATGTGGATTGAAATGTCTCCACCGTCTTTGCCGGTCAGCTCCTGCTTGACGGTTTCGGACCAACGCATCTGCGCTTTAGTCCACCAGATCATTGCGGTTGTGTCGCCAGATTGCGCCTTGTTAAACAGCGTTCCGGCCACTTTTGCCGAGGCTTCTGCCTTGCCGATTGACAATTCAAAGGCGTAATGCTTTCGCAGCGTCACATCGCTGATGCTGATTAGCGCCCCGATTTGCTCATGCGGTAGTCCAAGACCAGACATTTCGCGCACTTGTTGGCGCGTTTCTTTAGTCGGTTTGTGTGAAAT